AAAAAAGAATAATGGTTATTCAATATATAAGGAGTCTGAGGTTCTAGAAAAATATGGAACAAACTGCTATTTATGCAATAAACCAATAGATCTTAGTGCAACCCGTAAATGCGGATCTCCTGGTTGGGAATTTGGTTTACACATAGAGCATGTTATAGATATTGCTCTTGGTGGACCAGATACCTTAGAAAATGTTAGACCATCTCATGGAATCTGCAACCTAAAGAAAAAACCAGTGGGAATGGTATAATAACTGTATGCCTAATCAGACGCCCTTATACGACATTCCTTTCCCGATCGATTCTGATCCCGTTGATATAACATCGGATTTGCAAGCCTTAGCAGAGCGTATTGAGGCAGTATTACCAAGTTTAGGCTTACCATATTTTACCCATGAAGTTAGAAATAATAGTGGTGCAACTATTGCTAAGGGTGATCCAGTTTACGCTACTGGGTTTTCTACTAAAACTACCGTCGCAAAATCGGTAGCAACAGATATCACAACCTTCCCAGTAATAGGATTAGCAACAACATCAATTACAAATGGTAGTGATGGTGTAGTTATTGTTTCTGGTATTTTTAGTGATGTTAATACTTCTTCATATACCGCTGGAGATATCCTATACGTAGGAACATCTGGTGGATTAACAGACACACAACCAGCAGGTGGCTCAGGGGCTACAGGAGTGGTTTTAAAGGCTAATGCAACAACAGGTATTATACTTGTTACACCAGCAAAAACAAACGGCACTTGGGGTGCAGTAAAGGCAGGATTATAATGACATCATACAGAGGTCAAGGCTCAGACTCATTTTCAATTGGTGCAGCCCCACCACAAGTTTCTTGGACAGTGGTTCGTGGAGACACCGCAGCATTTAGAGTTTATGTAACAGATGAAAACCGTCAGCCATTAACAATTGACGACTGGACAATATCAATGGACATTGCTAGGAGAACTGTTAATGCAAATACTGGCGTAGTAACTTATCCAGTAATTGTTTCACTAAGTCCCGCACCTTCCGTGGATGATGATGACGGAGAGTTTACAGTTTCACTTTCTGCAGGAGAGTCTGAAGACCTTGCAACAAATGATATTTTTGATATTCAATTATCAGATGCAACCAGAACTTGGACGGTATGTAAAGGAACAATCACAGTAATTGAAGATGTAACATCTGCTGAAAGTTAATCATGCCAGTAGAGAAAGTAACAACATTACAACAGTTTAAGGTTTTTGCAAATTCAAAAGATTATGCAAAGGTAAGTTTAAAAAGGATTGGCACATTTACTCCAGAGATTGAAGGCATATATCCTTTTCGTGTAAGGTTTAAAGATCTTGGATACCCTGGAATTTCTAGCGGTAACGCACCAGCAATTGGTTTAGCGATCATCGGTAGTACATTTCTTATTTTATGATATAATCACATATATGGCCATCGTACCAATTAGCACACTAAAAGGCAAATTTGAGTCTGGAGACATCCCTACTGGACAAGATTTTGCTGATTTAATTGATACCACCTCATACCGTGCAGAAGCGCTGGGTGGAGATGGAAACAACTCATCAACCATAACTGGTATAGAAACAGCCACCGTATTTGACACAATTGATACAACTGTGTGGAGAACTATAAAGTATTTAATTCAGATTGCACATCCTTCAACAAGTGTATACAAGAGCACAGAGATTAACATAGTTTTTGATGGAACAAATCAAAATATAACAGAGTTTGGCACGGTATCTAACACGGCAAATGCCATAGGAAATATCACTGCTAACCTAAACTCTGGTATAATAAGCATGACGGTAACCCCCGTACTAACGCCGATGACCATTAGGTATTACCGAACTGGTTTGAAAGCCTAACACCAAGGAGCAACAAATGGCAACAGTAGATAAAGCCTTTAGAGTAAAAAATGGCCTAGTTGTTGAGGGCGCTACGGCTACCGTCAACACACATGATGTAATTACAAAAGAAATCTTTGACGCAAAAGGTGACTTACTAGTTGGTACAGGATCAAATACTGGTACCAGACTAGCAGCAGGAACAAATGGATATGTTCTTACAGCAGACTCAGCAGAAACAAACGGATTAAAGTGGGCAGCAGCCCCAGCAGTAGGATCATTCGAAACAAGTATTGTTTTTGAAGGTACAACTGCAAATGATTTTGAAACAACACTACAGATAACTGACCCAACAGCAGATCGTACAATAACATTCCCAGACGTATCAGGCACTGTAATTACAACTGGTGATTCTGGCACAGTAACTAGCGCAATGATTGAAAATGGAACTATTGTTAATGGAGATATTAGTGCATCAGCAGAAATTGCTCAGTCTAAGATTTCAGGTCTTACTACTGATCTTGGAAACAAGGCTTCATCTTCAGATCTTACAACACACACTGGAGCAACAGAAGCACACGGTGCAACAGGTGCCGTAGTTGGTACAACAAATACACAAACTCTTACAAATAAAACTCTTACAAGCCCAGTAGTAACTGGACTTACTCTTAACGATTCAAGCATTATATTTGAAGGTTCATCAGCAGATGCTAGTGAAACAACTCTTACAGTAGCAAACCCTACAGTAGATCGCACAATTACTCTTCCAGATGTAACAGGTACTGTAGTAACAACAGGAGATACTGGATCTGTAACAAATGCAATGCTTGCAGGATCAATTGCAAATGATAAACTTACAAACTCAGCAATTACTATTAATGGTACATCAACTTCTCTTGGAGGTTCACGTACATTAGGATCTGATGATATTTCAGAAGGTTCAACCAATAAGTACTTTACAGACGAAAGAGCACAAGACGCTATTGGAAATAACATTGGTAATGGTCTTGACTATGATGATTCAACAGGAGCAATTTCTGTAGACCCTTCAGAATTTGCACTAACATCAGTTGGAGCACCAACAGGCAATCTTTCTCTTGCAACATACAAGATTACAAGTCTTGGAACACCAACAGATGCAACAGATGCAGCAACAAAGGCTTATGTAGACTCAGTAACAGAAGGTCTTCATATTCATGAATCTGTAGTTGCAGCAACAACTGCAAATGTTAACCTTGCAAATGCTCTTGAAAATGGAGATACTCTTGACGGAATTACTCTTGCAACTGGCAACCGTATTCTTGTTAAGAATCAAACAACTCAGTCTGAAAACGGTATTTATGTAGTACAGGCTTCAGGTCAACCAACTCGTGCAGCAGACTTTGATACTGCATCAGAAGTTGATTCTGGTGACTTCGTATTCGTATATTCAGGAACAGCAAACGCTAGCACTGGATGGGTACAAACCAATAAGCCAGCAACAATTGGAACAGATGCAATTGTATTTACACAGTTCTCAGGTGCTGGTACATATCTTGCAGGTAATGGTTTAACACTAACTGGTAACTCATTTAGCATTAACACAGGAGTTACAGTTGATCTCAGTACCGCTCAAACACTAACAAACAAATCAATTAGTGGTTCAGCAAATACACTTACAAACATTCCAAACAATGCTTTGTCAAACTCAGCAATTACAATTAACGGAACATCTACTTCACTTGGTGGAAGCCGTACATTAGGTTCTGACGATATCGCTGAAGGATCTACAAATAAGTACTTCACAGATGAACGTGCACAAGATGCAGTTGGTAATGCTGTAGGAACTGGTTTGTCATATAATGATTCAACAGGTGCTATTTCTGTAGATACAACAACAATTCAAGCAAGAGTTGCAGATGTTTCTGACACAGAAATTGGATACCTAAACGGAGTTACTTCTGCAATTCAAACACAACTTGATGCAAAAGCAGCACTTATCTCTCCATCATTTACAACACCAAATATTGGTGCAGCAACAGCAACATCTATCACACTTACAGATGCATTAATTGGAACTGCTACAACAAGCCTTTCAACAACAAGCGCAACTGTAGTAGATTCATGGTCAGCAACAACTTATTCATCTGCAAAGTATATTGTTCAAATGAAAAACGGTGGCGACATTGAGGTTCTAGAAGTTCTAGTAACTGTTAATGGAGCAAATAACGTCTACATCACAGAATATGCAGATATTCAAAGCAATGCACAAATTGGTACAACAGATGCAGATTATTCAGGTGGCAATGTTCGCCTATTAGTAACAGCAACAGATGGTACAACAGTAAAGGTTCACAAAACGCTTATTGAAGCGTAATGTGGGCTGAAGGGACAGTGAACTTCAGTGGCAACTAATAATAAAGACTTTGTTGTAAAACAAGGACTTAAGGTCGCTACTGGAGTTACGTTCCCTGATAACTCTGTACAAACCACAGCATTTACTGGAAGTGCAATTACCGTTGGTAGTTCTTTTCCAGGTAGCCCATCAAGTGGTGCAATGCACTTAGATACAAATACAAATAGAATTTATTATTACTATGCTAGTACTTGGTCGGCAATGGCTAATTATGATGATACCGCTTCAGTAACAGATCACAATCACAATGAAGAAGGTTTTGTAGATAGCATTTATCAATATCAAGGCAACGGTGTATCAGGTCCATGGCTTGGAACATCTTTAGATGGTGGAACACCAGCAACAACATCTTTTGCTTTAGTGATTGATGGCGGTAGTGCAGCATGAGATATTCTGATATAATGATTAATGTTAGGGAGGTTTGCTGATGGCAACAAGAATTCAAGTTCGTAGAGGCACCACATCTGAGTGGAACTCAGCAAATCCAATTTTAAACGAGGGCGAAATTGGCTATAATAGCACCCTTGGTCAAATTAAAGTTGGCGATGGAGACACTGCTTGGTCATCACTTTATTATCTTGTAGATTCTTCAAGTTTAGGAACTAGTCTTGGTTCTTATATACTAGATAGCGAAAAAAGCGCAATTGATGGTGTTGCAGAACTTGATGGTAGCAAAAACATTCTTGCTCCAGCAAGCATTATATTTGAGGGCACAGCAAATGATTATGAAACTACCCTTGCAGTAACAGACCCTACAGCAGATCGGACCATTACTCTTCCAAATATTACAGGTACAGTTATTACAACTGGAAACCTTTCAGATATCACATCTGTAGGAACTCTTGCTAGTTTAATTGTAACTGGCGATCTAACAGTTAATGGAACAACCACAACCATTAACTCAACAACCTTAACGGTAGATGATATTAATATTACTTTAGGACAAGGAAATACTTCAGATGCCGCAGCGAATGGCGGCGGTATAACATTAGAGGCAGCCACAAACAAAACTTTTAACTGGATAGATGCTACAGATGCTTGGACATCTTCAGAACATATGAACCTGCTTACAGGCAAATCTTATAAGATTAACAACACTGCAATTTCAGCAGCCTTACCAGCCCTTACATGGGGTGAAGTTAAAGATGGTAAGTCTGGTCTAACAATTAGTTAAACTACTTTACAAAACACAAAGTACTTAACCCTAAAGTAAAGATTTACTTTATTATTTGTGCGTAATTTTTTGTTTTAATTTTGTGATATACTAAGACTACTTTACGATTAGTAAAGCGCTAATAACATTTTTTAATAGAAAGTTGGAAAAATCAATGTCGGATATCTTTTCTTTTCGTTTGTCAGATGAGTTTGTAAACAAATACGCTACAGTTCCAGCGCCCTTTGGCTTTACAGACGCAGGCTCTAACTCATTGGGAGAGATCACGTTTATACGAACATACTCTCGTATGAAAGAAGACGGAACAAAAGAAAGATGGCATGAGGTTTGCAAGCGGGTAATTGAAGGAATGTACTCAGTACAAAAGAACCACGCTAAAGATAATCGTCTACCTTGGAACGATAACAAGTCACAGAAGTCTGCTCAAGAGGCTTATCAAAGAATGTTTGAATTAAAATGGACTCCTCCAGGTCGTGGCTTATGGGCATTTGGAACTCCTATGACTATGGAAAAGCGCAACTCTGCTTCCTTGCAAAATTGTGCAATGGTATCTACAAGAGATATTGATCGTAATGATCCAGGAGCCTTGTTTGCATGGGTGATGGATGCATTAATGCTTGGTATTGGTGTTGGCTTTGATACCGTTGGTCAAGACAAAGAAATCCCTATTCATGCTCCAACAGAGCCAGAAAATGTATGGGAAATTCCAGATACTCGTGAAGGTTGGGTAGACTCTGTAAGAATGTTATTAAACTCATACCTACGCCCTAATCAGGCCATACAGAAGTTTAACTATGACCTTATCCGTCCTCTAGGTGCCCCTATAAAAGGGTTTGGAGGGGTTGCTAGCGGTCCAGCACCACTCATTGCACTACATAACAAGATAGACGCAGTAATCGGCGGTAGAGTGGGAGAAAAACTTGATTCTCGTGCAATTGTAGATATCGTTAACCTTATTGGCACATGTGTTGTTTCTGGAAATGTTCGTCGTTCTGCTACCTTGGCTTTAGGACTACCAGAAGATAAAGATTTTATTAATTTAAAAAATGCAGAGGTTTTTCCAGATAGAAACTCATTTGATTCAGAAAATCCAGGATGGGCTTGGATGTCTAATAATTCTATTGCTGCAGAGGTTGGAACAAAGTACGAAGATTATGTTGACTTAATTGCAGACAATGGTGAGCCAGGATTTATTTGGCTAGATGTTGCTAGAGATTATGGAAGACTAGCGGATGCTCCAGACTATAAAGATTCTCGTGTTATGGGATTCAATCCTTGCGCTGAACAACCCTTAGAGTCATATGAACTCTGCACACTAGTAGAGGTTCACTTAAATCGTCATGAAGACAAAGAAGACTTTTTACGTACATTAAAGTTTGCTTACTTATACGGTAAAACCGTTACACTTATGCCAACACATTGGCAAACCACAAATGGAATTATGCAACGTAATCGTCGCATTGGAACATCTCTAACTGGTATTGCATCATTTGCAGACACAAAGGGTATGCCAGTAATTCGTGAGTGGATGGACGAAGGGTATAAAAAGATTCGTGCATACGATCATTCATACTCAGAGTGGTTATGTGTACGTGAGTCAATTCGTGTAACTACCGTCAAACCTTCTGGCTCTGTATCATTACTTTCTGGTGCAACCCCTGGAGTTCATTGGGGTCCTGGAGGAGCATTTTATCTTCGTGCTATTAGGTTTGGAAATACAGATCCAATGCTTCATTTATTTAAAGCGGCAGGGTATAAAATTGAAGCAGACTTAGTATCTGCAAACACCTCAGTAGTATATTTCCCAGTAGCATCTGGACATCCAAGATCTGAGAAAGATGTAAGTCTTTTTGAAAAGATTGGTTTGGCTGCTACCGCTCAAAAGTATTGGTCTGACAATGGCGTATCTGTAACTCTTTCATTTGATAAAGAGTCAGAGACCAAACATATTGCTCCAGCACTTCATATGTATGAGGGTCAATTAAAGGCAGTTTCGTTTTTACCAATGGGTAATAAAACGTACCCGCAACAACCTTACAGTCAAATAACAAGAGAAGAATATAATGCCTATGTTGGAACAATTGGCAAAATTGATTGGTCTGCTATTTATGATGGCAAGGACAATCTTGATGCTGAGTCTGAAAAGTACTGTTCAACAGACGCATGTGAGATTAAACTATATTAGTTTCCATCCTGCTATAATAAGGCTATAGGAGAAATATGGCCAACCCGTCCAATTTATATGCAGAAAAGATTTATTCTGAGCACCCACTAGTTCTTTGGGCATTGGATGATCAGGCTGATTACATTAGTCTTATCTCTGAATCTCAGCGGGATATAACAAATGACTGGACTAAAACTGGTTGCACAGCAACAAGTAATACCATTGGCAATGAGCCATTTCCAGATAGCGAAACAACTAGGCTAATAGGAATTGTTCCAGTAGGAGCAACAAATGACCTTGTTTGTGTAAGTCCAAACCTTACAAACTTTACCGACTTAAACTTTGACCTTGGAACTTTTACGGTTGGGGCATATTTTTATTCTGCAAGCCCATATTTAGAATCTGTTTCTATTGGATATGAGTATACAGATACAACAACATCTTTAGTGGTTCAAAATTTTAAGGTTTTTGAGACTACCGTTTTTGAAAATTGGGCTTTTGTTTCTGAGACATTTGAGATACCAGATGAAAACACAAACCTTCGTGCTGTTGTAAAAATAACAACAACCACTGGAGGAGGATCTACATCTGACTATAGATTTTATGTTAATGGAGTTACCGTTGGTCAATGGGCAGAGGAGTTTAATTCAACATCTCTTGGCGTCACCCCAGAATCTTTTCCAATTGATATTGCACTAGACACTTCTAGTCAAGTAATTCCAGCCTCAGCATACGGTATATCAACAGAAGAAGGATACTATCTTGTTAATGACAATGCCTTAGTTGCAAAAAACTCTAGCGTACCGTTAGTTTTTGGTGCATCTGGAGTAACAAAACTTTTACCAAACGTGGTTGGAGACCCATCACTAATAATTCCTGGTAAAGGGTTTTTAAATGATATTGGAAGATATAAAGAATATACTGTAGAGTTTTGGGCAAGAATTAATTCAGATGCATCAGCACCTAAAAGAATTTTTGGTCCAATTGTAGGAACAGATGGTTTATATGTAGAAGGTGGATTCTTAACTCTAGTAATTGGAGATACATTTTCTTCACATTTCGTTGGCGAATGGTATAGGCCAATGCTAATTCACATTCGTTTAATTCGTGATTCTGCAACGGTATTTATAAATGGAGAACAAGTAATATCTATGGTAATTGACACCGCTAATTTAGATTTACCTGCAGGAGAGGTAAACTCAGAGTCTCAAGACTGGCTTGGGTTTTATGCATATACAGACGTAAATCCAGTTGAAATTGACTGTGTTGCAATTTATCCCTATCAAGTGCCAATTACTGTTGCAAAACGAAGATGGGTATATGGTCAAGGAGTTTTATCTCCAGAAGGTATTAACTCAGCATATGGAGGAAGTTCGGCTTTTATTGATTATCCTTTTGCAGACTATACCGCTAATTACAATTACCCAGATTTTGCAGAATGGCAACAGGGATCTTTTGATAACCTTGTTACAACTACAACCGCTATTACAACTCCAACATATCAACTACCAGAAATATTTTTAGATACAAAAACAGTTCAAGAGTTATATGATGATTGCGAAGTTGTTCAAACTGGCTATAATGCTTCTCAGGCAGAGTCTTATAAGTTTATTACTTTTAGACCAAATAATAGTTGGAACTCAGAACAATGTTATTTTAACTTTCCAAGATTTAATGTTTTAAACGATCAAGTTAGATCTATTTATGCTGTTTTTAGTACAGACGACATTGAGCCACAGTCTGGACCAGTGCAGGCTCAAACACTGTTAAAAATATACAACTCTCTAACTGGAGACTATTTTATTGTTAAACAAGAAGAAGATATTATTAAATATGTTTTAAATTATAATGGTACTGATGAACTAATACATACAACTGAATCTCTTGAGTCTGATCAATTATTTGCTGTTGGGCTAAACGTTCAAACAATTTCAAATACTTTTGGTGAAAGAGTAGCATCCTTTTTTGGAAATCAAAATGGACTAAAACTATATGTTGGCGGAGACGAAGAAGCAGAAAATACTTTTACTGGTAAAATTTATTCTGTTGGATTTTCTACAGCATCTAATATAGTTGATATAGAAGATTATTTTGATGAAGACGGTTTGGTCTTATTTGATAATCTTGCAGAAAGCGGGGTAACTGAAGAAACTACCGCTATAGCATTAATTGAGCATACCGCAAGTTATACTTTATTACCAACAGAAGCATATGAAAAGTTTTTCCTAGACATAGGGGTTTCTGGATACTGGCAAGATTATTTGCCGCTATCCTATTTTGGTCAGTATGTAGCCAATGATCTTGGAAATCAGTTTTATGATTTAGACTTTTTACAGTTTAATATAGGCTATCCAGCACCATCAGAGTCAGTTGAAAATGAAACTGTTTTAGAAAGTTGGACGTATGGAGATCTAAAAGATGAGTATGCAAATCCTAGTCAAAAAACATATTATCAACTAGATAACTTTTTATTTAGTGGCTGGAATAACTATGAAGATATGAAGCAAAAGTCTGTTAAGTATTATGAATATAATACAGCAAATGCATCCGTAAGAAGTTATCTTACTTTTCAATATATTGATGAAGGTGCTAACTTGCCACAAAGTAGTTTTACTACCACAGTAGCCCCAACATCAAGAAGAATAGTTGATATGGATGAGCATACAACTTGGTCAAATAAAAAGTTTGAGGTTGTTGATAATACATTAATCTATCCATCAAAAAATATAGACTTCAATGCAATTGCAATTGTTTATCATCTTGAATTTAATATTAGAAATATTTTGACAAAACCTATTGCACTTAGAAGGCTAGAGTTTGCTTCTCAGGCATTTAATGATAACTCCTTTAATCCAGTTGGCACTAGGTTTGGCGTTGACATGTTTCCATATAAAAGATCTGGAATTTATTATGACTACAAGGCTAAAAATCCATTTAGCATCTATACCTAAATAGAAAAAGCGGTATAGAAATTCGTGGAGATTTTGATCCAGAAGTTAGTAGGGGCTTAGCAATTCCAATTAACCAAAACTTATCAGATAACTATCGTGTAAGTGCTGCACAAATTTGGATGAGATATGATGAAGATTTTTTTCCAGGCACACCAACAGAACTGTTTGAGATTGACTATAGAGCAGATACTATAAAGTTCTATATGGTTGCAGATAGCGAAAAAGGCTCTAGAGCAAGAATCTTTGCTCGTAGCCAAAGCACTGGTCAAGAATTTAACGGACTGGCATATTTTTGGAACGGTAGCATTGTAAGAGAGCCAGTATTAACTAAAAAAGAATGGGGAGTGCTTGGAATTGCATTTTCTACAGCCTTAAACTTTGACTCTTATCTGGGCGCTATTAATTTAACTGGACCAATGATATTTAATAATGTTGCCTATTACCAAGCAAATAACCTACAGCAAGTTCAGAGTACGCTTAATAGACCTTGGCTACAAGTTAAAACAGACGGGGTAACAAATTTTGATTGGCAGTACTGGTTAAATAGTTTTACGTGGGAAGGCGTTCTTGTAATTTCTTCATCAGACTTGTATGGTGTAAGCCCAGCAGATGTGTATAAGACCTACCTAGGAACTAATAAGATTATTATTGATGACGAAGAAGGCATGATTTTTGATGCTGATAAGATTAAGATATATAATAATACTGTTTGGCAGACAACGGTTCAAGTTCCAGTATAATCTGCTATACTTGTGGTTATGGATAATGAGATTCTTAAAAAAGTTGGCAACGTACGGCGCAAAGTAATAGAAAAAGATTATAACTGGGGCTTGTATGTGTACAAAAAGTCTGACGGTGCTTGGTTTACTGACGGGTCTGGTAGCATATTAAATATTCCAGCAGAGCGTGGAGACATTACTAAGATTGCAGAATTAAGAAAAGTTGCTGTACATTATGGCGATGATGGAGAAGGAAAGGCAGTATTCGTGCCTGGACTAACAAGAATTAGCGAGGAAGAACATTCTGAACAATTAGATAGAATGAAGAATGGTTTAATTCCTTCCATGAATGATCATGGTGCTTGGGTAGCAGCACGACAAACCTATGATAAGTATGGTAATGATGAGTGAAGAATACGTAAGAGTTGGTTTAAATACCCAACCAGAACAAGAAAACGCTTTTACACAACAAGATCCATTTAATAAGTCTTGGGATCAACTTAAAGATTTTGGTGGACTAGATCAAAACTTCCGCAGAAAAACTGCAAGGAATGTAACAAAGGCAATGACCTTTGCAACAAATGAGTATCTTGATTCTGCTAACGCAACACCATCTGGTGTAGATGCTGGATCAAAAGCAATTAATCCTGGCACGGTATATAGAAATGGCTACGGACTATTTGACGTAATTACTCCTCCATATAACATGTATGAGTTAGCCAACTTCTATGACACATCATTTGCTAACCATGCCGCAATTGATGCAAAGGTAGAAAACGTTGTTGGCCTTGGATACCGTTTTGATATTGCAGATAGAACAATGTTAAGGTTTGAAATGAACGACGATCAAGCAGCAGTAGATCGTGCTCGCAATCGTATTGAAAGAATGAAACTTGAATTAAAAGATTGGCTAGAAAACCTTAACGATGACGATTCATTTACAAAGACAATGGAAAAGTTTTATACAGATGTTCAGGCTACTGGCAATGGCTTTCTAGAAATAGGAAGAACCGTTACTGGCGAAATTGGATATCTTGGTCATATTCCAGCAACCACAGTTCGTGTGCGTCGCTTACATGACGGCTTTGTGCAAATTATTGGTAATTCTGTAGTTTACTTTAGAAACTTTGGGGCAAAAAATAAAAACCCAATGACTGCAGATCCACGCCCTAATGAGATTATTCATTATAAAGAATACTCTCCATTAAACACATTTTATGGAATTCCAGATATTGTTGCGGCAATGCCATCTTTAATTGGAGATCAACTTGCATCACAATATAATATTGATTATTTCGAAAACAAGGCTGTTCCAAGATATATCGTAACCTTAAAGGGTGCAAAGTTATCGTCTGATGGTGAAGATAAAATGTTTAGATTTTTACAAACTGGTCTAAAGTCTCAGTCTCACAGAACTCTTTACATACCGCTTCCTGGAGATACAGATACAAATAAGGTTGAATTTAAGATGGAGCCAATTGAAAATGGTATCCAAGATGGATCATTTAAGGAATATCGTAAACAAAATAGAGATGATATTCTTATTGCCCATCAAGTGCCTATTTCTAAACTTGGTGGCGCAGACTCAGGTATTGCTGCTGCCCTGTCACAAGATCGCACCTTTAAAGAACAGGTTTCTCGCCCAGCACAAAAACATCTTGAAAAGGTTGTTAACAAAGTTATTAGAGAAAAAACCGATATTCTTGAACTTAAGTTTAATGAGTTAACCTTAACGGATGAAATTGCTCAGTCTCAAATTATTGAGCGTTATGTAAAAACACAGGTTATGACTCCAAATGAGGCTCGTGAAAAGTTAGATTTGCCACAAAGACCAGATGGTGATGAACCATTTGTTATGTCTCCAAGACAGGCAACTGATGCCAGAGCGAATTTGGCAGGGAATCGTCAAAGAGATGCAGAACGAACAAATAACAATTCTGACTCTCCAACAACCATCGCTGGTCGTAATCCACAGGGCGAAGGCAGATCATCTCAATAATTGAGATATCTCGTAAAACATTTGGTATAATGGATAACGATATGTTAATAAATAAAGCACACTGGGAAACAAATGGCGATAGCGTTCGTTTATCAATGCCTATTGGCAAGGTAGATGTAGAGCGTCGAATGGTTTCTGGATTTGCAACGCTTGATAATATTGATCGTCAAGGTGACATCGTAACAACTGAGTCTAGCATTGAAGCATTTAAAAATTTCAGGGGTAATTTGAGAGAGATGCATCAGCCATCCGCAGTAGGAAAGATAGTATCATTTAAAGAAGATCGTTATTTTGATCCATCAGTAAAGAAGTTTTATAGCGGAGTTTATGTATCTGCTTATGTTTCAAAAGGTGCACAAGATGCATGGGAAAAAGTATTAGATGGAACCTATAAAGGTTTTTCAATTGGCGGAAACATTAAGACTTGGGATGATGCCTACAATGATGATTTAAAGAAAAGCATTAGAATTATTAAAGAATATGATCTATATGAGTTGTCCTTGGTTGATAATCCAGCAAACCAATTTGCAAACATTGTATCCATTGAAAAAGTAAATGGTCAAAATGTAGTTGGTGGATATCTTTCAAAGGCAGAAATTGAAAATGTTTTTTGGGACAAAGAAACTGGTATTGTAATGGTTTCAGAGTCTGAAAGTGAGACAAGTCCTACATCAGGAAATCCAATGCAAAACATTGGTTTTATTGAAAAGGGCGATAAGAATAACACAGAAACAATAAAGTTCTTAGTTGATAGTGCTAAAGGCATTAGTACAATTAAGATTACAAAGGAGGTTAGTCCTATGACTGAAGCAACAGAAGCAGTAGTTGAAACTGCAGTTGAAGAAGTACAGGTCGCTCCAGAGGCACAGCCAGCAGAGGTTATTGCAGAAGCAACTGAAGAAGTAGTTGCAGAAGCAGAAAAAATTGTTGCAGAAGCAACAGAAGCCCCTGCAGTCAATGAGGTAGCACCAGCAGTTGAAGAACTTGCTATTGCTAAATCAGAAGACGGTAGTGCAGATTCTTCCGTTGAAAAAACAGAAGAGGGAGAGGTAGCAACAGTAGAAACTATTGTTGAAAAATCTAATGAAGCAATTGTTGAGGCAGTTGCAGAAATTAAAAACTCTCTTACAAATGCCTTTGGCGATTTAGCAACAACCGTTAAGTCTCTTCATGAGCAGGTAGTTGCATTAAGTAAGTCTCTTGACAATGTATCAGGTGAGGTTAAAACCGTATCTGCAGAAGTAAGCAATGTTAAGGGAGTTTTCAATGAGTTTGGTAAGCGTGTAGATCTTGTAGAACAAGACACCGCTTTCCGCAAGTCTGGCGATCTAGGCGAGATCGTGCAGTTTGAACCCTCAAAAGTTCAGAAATCCCTATGGGGCGGTCGTTTCCTCACATCAACCGACCTATTTAAATAAGCAATAAAATCACTAGGAGGTGAAAAATAATGTCGGAACAAAATAAAGACCTAGAAAAAAACTACCCAGGATCAGGCGGAGCAGGCGCAGAGATTAACTCTCAAGGCTCATTCGTATCTGGTGGCGTAGGTAGTGCTACTGGTTTAGATTCTGCAGCAGCGTCTGTAGGATCACAACTTGGTAACACTGCAACTGCAGCATTCGGATCAACATCTGGAGCAAACGCAGTAAACCCAACAGGCGCAGCAGGTGGTATTCTAGCACCAGAACAAGCACGTCGCTTCATCGACTATGTGTGGGATGCAACAGTTCTCGCTAAAGATGGTCGTAGAGTTACAATGCGTGCCAATACAATGGAGATCGAAAAGGTCAACGTTGGAGAGCGTGTTATCCGTGCAGCCGCACAAGGCGCACCAGATTACACAAACATTGGTGCAACATTCTCAAAGGTTGAATTAACTACCAAAAAGATTCGTCTTGATTGGGAAGTATCAACTGAAGCACTAGAAGACAATATTGAAGGTGGAGCACTTGAAGATCATTTAGTTCGCTTAATGACCAATGCATTCGCTAACGATATTGAAGACCTTGCTATTAATGGTCTAGGATCAGGCGCAGATGCCTTCCTTTCCATCATGCCTGGCTTTGTTAAGCAAACTCGTGGAACAGTCGGAAACGACGCTCACGAATATGCTGCAACAGTTTCAGACAACAACTACTCAACATCAGTAATGCAAGGCTTGCTATTAGCAATGCCTCGTAAGTATCGTGCACTTAAGTCAAACCTTAAGTTCTACGCAGGTACTGATGCTTTTGCTGGTATTGTTCGTAACAACGGTACACTTGCTGATGCAGTTGCAGAAGCATTTGCTAACCGTCCAGGAAGTACTGAAGCAAATCGTCAAGCATTCCTTGATGGTGGTGCACAGACAACTGGCAACTCACGCACAACCCGTGTACTTGGTGTAGACGTTCTAGAAGTTCCTTACTACCCTGCAGGTTATGTCGATTTGACATTCCCTCAGAACCGTGTATGGGGTTTCCAGAGAGACATCACTGTAAACCGTGAATACAAGCCAAAGAAAGATACAATTGAGTACACAGTATTTGTACGCTTTGGTATCCAATGGGAAGAACTAGATGCAGTCGCTTATGTTGACTCAGATAGCGCTGATTCCTAAGATCTAAAAGATCAAATATTAGGGCGGGTAGCGTAAAAACTACCCGCCTTATTCTTATTCTGGTATAATTACAAATAAGCATAGGAGAATTATGAGTTTAACAATAGAAGAATTATCGACTAAAACTGTAATGGCATTAAAGGCATATGCAAAAAAAAATAATATAGAGTTGTTTGAATCAACCACTAAACTTGAAATTTTAGAAATCTTGGCTAGTTGGATTCCACCAGAAAAAACAGAAGAACAAGTTCAAGAAGCAGATAAAGCAAAAAGTATGATAAACAAAATAGCGTTATACTCAGAAAGAAACCTGCACATGGACAACCTAGGTGCCCTTAAGGTAGGATACAACATAGTCTCAAAGGAGGCATCCGAAAAATGGTTAACTCACAGGTTGGTAAGAATTGCACCACCTGAAGAGGTAGCATCATATTACGGTAAATAAAAATGCAAATATTACGTCTTCCACCCTATCCACTTTCTGTAACCTATACAGTTCCAGATGCTAATGCTGACTATGTTATTGTTATTGAAAACGTTGCAGAATTAACAGAAATTGAAGAGACCATTGAGTCTAATGCTAGTAAAAAAATAACCTACTCTTTAGATGATGATTTTGTTAAATATGATAAATCATATGCTTTAACAATTTATGAAGATGGTGGATCTTCTGGAGCAAACATTGTACGTGGTGATATTGTAGTACAAGATAATTTAGAAATTATGAGACCATACGTAGATCCAACATCTTTGGCTACATCTGGTACAGCAACTGACATAGCACTTTATACAGGTTATGAAAATTTAGCAAGAGCAATTATTGATGCTGCTGTTGGTGGATTTTATTATGATAGAACATACTTAGAGGTTGTTGGACAAGGAAATGACTATCTACCACTTTGGAAAAAAACTCACAAAATTTTAAAGGTATATGAAAATGCACAACTGGTTTATGATATAGACAACGAAGACGGACCAGAATTGTTAGACTATACTTTTTTAATTACTAAAGATAAAACAGCAATTACTAAAGATCCACTAGAAGCAACTGACTCTATCAATCGTGCAGAACGAAGATACTCACGCATTCCATTAGGATATTCAGACTCTATCAGTATGTTTGATACAGAAGATAGTGGACACACTCAGACTGTCGTGCCTGGAGTTGCATTTCCAGAAGGAGCAGATTATATTATGTTGCTAGAGACTGGGTATAAGGTTGTTCCTTATGATATCCAAGATGCAACATTAATGTTAATTGATGACATTAAGTGTGGAAAATTAGATTACTATAAGAGATATATTAAAAACTATAGCACCGATCAATTTAAAATTGAATACGATAAACGTTTAATTGATGGTACTGGAAACATCCTAGTAGATAAAATTTTAGAAAAATATAAAGAGAATATCATCCGTCCAGGAGTATTATAATGGAAGACTGTACAACAACAGACTTTCTTTATCCAATGAAGGCTGACCTATATTATCCAGTAATAAACCAAACACAATACGGACAAGCAAGTAGAACCTGGTTTTATGATAGAACAATTATATGCAATGCTACCTCTATAGGAGGGGCGGGTACTGAACAAATTAAACCAGAAGCATTTTTACAACATGAAAACAAACTAATAGCAAGAGTAAAAGCAGATCCTAGAATGTCTTCAACTGAAACAGAAAATGCAATTAACAATATTTTAATTACAAATATTCGTAATGCCAACGACCAACTCATTTATAGAGAAACAGGAGGCTCAAGGTCTGGACGTGGAACAATCTATGAGGTAGCAACTGTAGACCCTTTTACTGGACCATTTGGATCAATTGAGTATTTTAAGGTATTATTACGTAGAACAGAAAATCAAACAATAACAGACTAATGATAATTACAACAAATACTAAAAGTTTTGATAAACAAATGAACAACATTGTTCAGTATGCTTATGGATTTTTAGATGGTGCTCAAAAGGGTAAAACTGTTTTTTTAAAAAACCTAGGAGTTGCAACAATAGATGCAATGGCTAGATATATAGATGTTTCTGCAAGGGGAAATCCCGCAGCACTTAAACATGTATATGAGTGGTATCAAACGGGTAGTCCAAGTTCAAGGCTATTTAACATTACATATACTGTTAGTAATTTGGGGCTAAGCATTAACTCAACATTTACTCAATCAAGAGGTGTAAAAAAAGAATCAAATATTCCTTTTTACAATAAGGCTAAAATTATGGAAGAAGGAATTCCAGTTGTAATTAAACCAATAAAATCTCCAGTTCTTGTTTTTAATGAAGGTGGTCAAACTGTATTTACTAAAAACCCTGTAACAGTTAGAAACCCTGGAGGAGTTCAGGCTCAAGGATCTTTTGAAAAAACTATGGATGAATTTATTTTAAGATACTTTAAACAATCATTTTTGCGGGCTAGCGGAATATACGATTATATTAAAAAACCAACAGTATTCAAAAAAAATATCAACTCTGGATCTAAGTTAGGCAAGTCTAAAGGTGTTGATACTGGATTTAGGTGGATTGTTAATGCAAAGATTGGTGTAGAATAGTATTATGGTATCAATAGTATCAAAAGAAACTGGATTCCCGCCGCTCTTTGTTAATGCCTTTATTAACAGTGAACTTAAAGAATTTGAATTAATGCCAACTGGACCAGAACCGTTTCAACCATTTTTTCCTGCCCAAGTGCCAGACAGCGTAGAAGGTATTTATAATGATATTCCTTTTATTAGAAATAACCCCGATACTACCGTAATTATATTCGACAGACTTATGAGGTTTAGACCTACTCCATTTTATAAGCACAAAAGAGAACAACTAATATATTTTATTTATAGCCCTAACCTTTCTAAATTATTTGATACAACCAGAGTAATAATAGAGTGTCTTGATCGAGAAGATGTTGCAGCGCAGGCTTTAAACTCTTGGATAGCAGAAAATGACATAGAGGATGAAAATGGTGCTGTAATCCCTAAAAATGTATTTTTTCACAATTTAAAGGTATATCAAGCAGATGAAAGTAGAGACATAATAGAATTAGCCTCAGCCAGAACTTTGGGGCTAAACAAGTTAGTCATAGAGTATGACTATCACACGGTAAGCGTAGAAGGCTCAAATCAAAGGTACTCCTAAAACGGTGATATAATTATATCGAGGAAACAACGCCATACAACTTAATATCTATTATTATGAAAAGAGGTAAAATACATGCCATATAGCCGTGGTACGTCGAACAACATTATCGTTG